GCCGCGTTGCCGATAGCTTCTGGCGTAAATCCAACGTCCGCGTCAGCGGCAGCTCGGTCGGCAGCTCCCTCGGACCGGATCCGCTGATCGGTGACGTTGAACTGGCGCACCTGCTCCGCCTGCTTGGCCTGCTCGAACTGCTGCTTCAGCTGCTCAGTGATCGACTGGCCACCCTGCATCGCCGCCGCCTTCCACTTCGCGAACGCCTGCGGGCTCTGCGCCGCCTTCTGGATCATCGCAACGCCCCGCTCGTACTGGCCGGGTTGTTTGAACAGCCCGAGTGCTTGCCCTTCCTGTGCCCATGCCATGGCATCCTCCGACGTCTGGACGGTCGCCAGCTTTTGCGCGTGGAAGTCGTGCAACGCGATGTCGCGCTTGAGGCTGGTCTCGGCCGCGTCCGCTTCATCCTTCGCTGCGGACGCCTTCCCCTTTTGCTGTTCCATCAGCGACTTGCTGAGCGCGTCGGCGGCGGCGAAGCCTTCCGGCGTCGCGGTGCCGCGCATAGCCTGGATGCGCTGGTCGTCCGTCGCGCCCTGGGGCAGACCCTGCAGTGCCGTGCGCACCAATGCGTTCCGCTGGCTGGCCTGCTGGGCATCGTCGTATTTCTGCTGGCCGGCCGCCAGCGCGAGCGCATTCTGTTGAAGCGACTGCCTGCGCGCATCGGCCTGGTCCAGGTCGGCCGAGTAGTCGAGCACCGATCTCGGCGGCGCCAGGTACTGCTGGAAGATGTTGTCGTTGGCCATATATTTTGTCCTCAGGTGCTCAGGCTCTCGCCGTTCGGCATAGTCCATCCGTCATTGCCGCCGGAGTACTGGTTGTAGGGCGTGTACGAGTTCGGCGCGGCCGTCGAGCGGCGTCCATACAGCGCCGCGAGCTGATTACCTGCGTTGCCCCAGATGTTCCCTTGGGCCATGGTGGCGGCCCCAGCGTTATTCCCTGCTGCGACCATCAAAGCGCTGCGTGCATTGGCCGAGTTCGCGCCGGCCGCGTCCACATTATTGGTCGAAATTTGCCCAATGTTCGCCAGCGATGCCAACCGTGCGAGCCGATCATCCCTGGTTTGCTTGGCTCGGCCATAGGCTGCGCTGTAGCCGGTGGTCGCATAGTCAGTCCCGTATTGCGCCGCGGCCTTCAGCGCCGCGCCGGAGATACGGCCGCCGGCCGCCGCCGTCTTGCGGTCGATCGCCTGCTGGCCCTGCCGCAGTCCGAACTGGTAACCCGGATCCAGTTGGATCTGGCTCGGATCGAGTGGCACATCGTTCTCGGCCGCAAACTTGCCGAGCGCGAGCTTGCCGGCCTCCAGGTAGGGCTTCTGGTTTTCCTGCGTGATGTCGAACTGGCGCGCCTGTTCCGCAAGCGCGTTATTGGTCGCATCCGCCTGCTTATTCGCCGCGCTTCTGGCGCCATCGCTGGTAATCAGCGCGCCACCGATTGCCGCCGCAGCATATCCCCATGGCATGTCAAGACTCCTTTCTGATGCAAACGATCATCGTGACCCGCTCGTACGGCGTGTCGTTATCGACCCAGTGCAGATGCTGGTTGTCGAACCAGAACACATCGCCCGGACGGGTTTCCAGGCTCTCGCCTTCGAAGCAAAAGCGCTGACCCGGCGCGCTGGTGATCTGCACAGCGAACTTTTCGTAGTGCTGAGCGTGCCAGCCCGGGTCGATGTGCGGCCGGCATCGGGCTCCCGGCGGAATGCGCGTGATCAGGACGCCGCCCAGCTCGGTGCCGCCCACCATGTGCATCAGGTCGAGGCAGACCTGTTTAATGCCGAGCTGCTCGGCGGCCGGATACCAGTGCGACCGGTGGGCCTGCCCGTCGAGCGCTCGCGCCGCATCGCCGTACCGCGCCCAGATGTCGTCCAGGCCGTGATGCGGGCTGGCGGGATCCTCGGTTCGAGCGGTCTGCTGGTTCCAGAGCTCGGGATGGCTGTGCAGCCTCCAGAGGATCGGACCGACGTCCCAGTCCTTCGCGATCAGTTTGATTTTTTCACTCATGATTCGGTACCAGCTTCAGGGATTCTTCGGCCAACCGCTTCGGCGCCAGGTCGTCGGCCCACAGGCACAGCCAGACGACGTCCGTCACCGCCTGCACGCTGTGTTTCGTGTTCGCCGGGATCGCGAGCAGCCGGTAGCCGGTCATGCGCTCGGTCTTGCCGTCGATCGTCACGTCGGCGGTGCCCGACACGAGGACCGACATGTGCGAATGCTCGTGCACGTGGGACTCGAGCATGTAGCCGGCCTCCGCGCGGGTCTCTACTGCGAACACGTTTCCGGATTGGGCGTCGCCGCCATGGAATTCGATGTTCATCAGCCAGCCACCCCGATCTCACCTTCGCCCGAAATCGACAGCGCGCCGGCCGTGCTGGCCCCGCCCACCAGGAAGTCGGGAGCGTCGATGCGCAGCAGCCCGTACCAGTCGTACGAACTGTTCGCGGCGACGATCTGGCCCTGGCCAATCACCTCGGTACCAGCCGCATTCGCGCCAGACGCACCCAGCCACGTCGAGAACGATGCGGCCGCGTTGCTCTTGTTCGTGATGCGCAGGTGCTTCAGCACGATGTACTGCGACGATGCGCCGGCGTTCACGCCGCCGGCCGCGGTCGGCGGATTGAGCAGGTTGGTGGTCAGAACCGCCGTCAGCGCGACCGGGCCAAAGCGGAATGTCTTGTTCGATGCCATATTGTTTCCTTAACTTGAGAGGATGCCGTTCGCCACCAGCGCGGCGATGACGCCGGCCAGCGTGCCGCCGGACGCCGCCGCGGACTGCGCCGCCTTGCCGTTGCAGCCGAAGCCCGCCGATGCCGTGAGCGTTGTGAAACTGCCGGCCGCCGGTGTCGTGCTGCCGATGGCCGGCGGTGTTGCAAAGTCGCTCGTCAGTGCCACGGTGCCGCTTTTATCCGGCATGGTCCACGTGCGCGCCGCAGTGGCGGCCGTGGCGAACCAGCTGACGATCGTGCCGGCCGCGTTCTTCAGGTTCAGCTTGAATTGCGTCAGCCCCGGCACGCCCCCAGATGCGTCCTTCGAATTGAGCGGCACGTACACGCCGTCGACCACAGGAGGCACGAGCATCGCTTGCTCGCCCGGGTCGTCCTGCAGAAGGAACAGGGCGAGGCCCGGGTCGCCCTGCGTGCCGTTCGGGCCCGGCGGCCCGGGGAACACGTCCGGCTCTTGCATCGCATCGGCCAGCAGTGCGGCCTGGGCTTTGCTTTGTGCCAGGGTTGCGGCACTCGCCTGCACCTGCGTGTTGAGCGACTGGAAGTAGCGCGCCCAGTCCGGCGACAGGAATATGTCGATCTTCTGACCGCCGACTTGCACGGTACCGAGCGCGACCCTGGCTGGGGGAGGTAGGTTAAGCATCGTCGACCGCCACGGCGTGAATGTTGAATGGGACCGGGTCGGAACAGCGGATCCGGAAGACGCGGTCGTGCGCGGTGCCGAGCATCATCCACCGCACCTTCTGCATCCAGCGGCCGATCGCGCCCAGTGAGCGGGCCAGCTTCGGGCCGAAGTTGAACCCGCCGTCGTTCGAGATCTCCAGCGTGACGTTGCCGCCGTAGCCCGTCGTGCACGCCAGTTCGAGCCCGCGAAAGCTGATCGGCTCCATGCTGGCCTTGATCATGTGCGGCCAGGTGCGCTCGCGCACCAGCGGATCGGCGCCGTAGGTATAGGTGTACGGATCGATCAGGTACAGGTTGCCCTGCGCATCACCGGCGTACTGGCCGCCGTTCACCAGGCAGACCGACGTCACGCGCAGCGGCGCCCAGCCCGATCCCCATTCGGCGCGCTCGTGCCACTGCTGCATCGCGGCGTCGAACACCAGCGTCGTCTTCAGGCCAGGCGCGTTGATGCCGATGAACTCGTGGCCGTCCACCTGGTAGGTCCACATCGTCGCGCTGGCGATGTCAGTCGACTTGGCGAGCATCTGTTCGATTGCCCTGGTCGAGACCCGCTCCGGCGCGTGCCCGGACATCCGGTACACGATGCCGTTGCCGGTACGCGTCTGGCCGATCCAGAACACCGAGTCGGCGGCGACGATGGCGGCGTTCGTGCCGACACAGCCGACGCCGATCCGTGCGGAGTTATCGCGTGCGAACGGGAACAGTGCGCCACCGCTGTCCACCCATATCTCGGTGGTGTACAGACCGAACAGAATCAGCTCCTGGTGCTGCGCCAGCGCGCAGACGATGTTGTCCGGCTGCGCGTCTGCCGATGAAAAATCCAGCGCATCAAGCGTGCTGGCGTCGTCGATCGCGGTAATGTAGAACTGGTCGGTACCGGGCGCCACGAAGACCATGTAGCCGTCGATGTAGCACACCGACTTCGAACCGCGCCACGCTTCCGACGTGATCGGTGCCAGGACGTTGGTGCCCAGGTTGAACACGTCGCCGCCTGTCCCGCCCACGATGACGAGCTGATTGTTGTTGTGGGCCATGCCGACGGGACCCGAAACGCTCGACAGCGTGCCACGGCTTACCGCCGCACCCGCGACGATCTCAATCAGCGCGCCGCCAGCGGCCACGAACCAGCGCCCTTCGATGTTGCGTTGTCCGCGCACGTCGGCGCCCAGCGAGACGTACGGCGCCAACCCGGGTGCGGACACCTGCGTCAGCACGCGCGTCTCGCCGAGGCCCTCGATCTGCTCAAGGTAGCAGTTGATTGCCGTCTGCACGGCCGCCTTGCGGTCGTCGAGGTGATAGCTCGGGCCGATGCAGGGGATGAAATTTCGGCCGGCCATCAACGCCACCCCTGCAGGATGTTCCCGCACGCGCGCGGCGTCAGCGGGTTCGCGCTGACGATCGCCGGACGCACGTTGGCATTGCGGACGTTGAACAGCGCCTTCTTCTCGGCCTGCAGCAGGCCGGGTGGCACGCCGTCAAGCAGGGCCGGCGCCAGCGCGACCGAAAGTGACGCCGCGAACGCTCCTTGGTACCCAGAAGGCAGCGTGTACGCGGTGTCGAGGTCGACGAAGCTCGCGAACTGCGCGCGCGTCAGCAGGTTGACCGTGTTGCCGGTGGCTGCCGGGTACAGATAGACGGTAGACATGCCATCCCACGCGTAGACCTCCGGCCGGCCGCCCTGCGTCTTCAGCCGGATGTCGTTGTACTGCTGCATGGTGATCGGCGTCATCGGGAAGCCGTCGGCCTGCGCCGAGATGATTTCCTCTCCGGCCGCGATCGCCGCGAACGGTGCGGTACCGAGCGTCAGGCTCGGCCCGGTCACTGCGCCGGAGGCGATCACGTCCTGCGGCGTCATGTCGCGACCCGCACTCCAGTCGTCTGCGATCGCGTTCAGGCGGCGCATGCAGACGGCCGCCAGGTCGTCGTTGAGCACCTCGCCCGGCGACAGCTTGTTCATGGCCTCGAGCGCGAGCGAGATGATGGTGCGGGCCGTGGTCATGGTTTACTTCGCTGCCGTCTTGGTGGTCTTGGCTGGCGCAGCCGCGTCCTCCTGGGGCGCGTAGGCCGGCCCGTAGCCGGCTTCGGTCAGCGCCTGGTGCTCGTTCTCGTTATTGGCGACGGCGAAACCGATGCCATCAACCAGTTTCATATCGAGTGGGTACACGTTTTTCTCCTTACGATGAGAGGTCATGGCCCCGGCCGAAACCGGGGCGACGGATTACGAGGTGGCGAACGGCGTGGCAGCAGTGCCAGTCTGGTTCATCACGGCATCGACTTGCCACTGGGTGGTACTGATGGCGGTAAAGCGGATTCGATCACCGATGATGCCGCCCGTGGTCGTACCGTTGCCGTTGATCGAGCGGTGCGTCGTGCCGTTGGCGGCGAAGAATTCACCAGTCGTCGCCCCGCTGTTGAGCAAGGCGGCGCCGCCCAGCACAAACGTGGTCGCGGCGTCGGTGATCACCTTGGCCGAATTCGAAGTAATCGTGACGCTCGTCGCGAACTCGAATTGCATGCCGACAGCCGGAGCGGGCAGCGTGTACACGACGCCGGCGGCGGAATCGAACAAGCATAGAGCGCCCGATTCATCGGGCGCCAGGGTGCGCGTCGCGCCGACGCTGCTGATGACTTGGCGGTACTGGCCGGTGCCGATGCAGGGGCCGCCGGGATTGAGGCGGGGGATCGATGGAATGGCAGCCATGATGTATCCTTTGAAAAGAAATGCGGGCGCGAGCCCGCGATTGGGTTAATTGGTGCGACGGACAGCGAAGTTGGGCAGGGTCACGGCGGCACCCCAGAGGATGTCGAAGCGGCTGATGAAGCGGTTGTTGGTGATGTCGTAGCCGCGCACGAAGCGCAGCGACACGCCGCCTTCATCGGCCAGCGAGGCCTGGTACGCCATGTCCATACCGCCCGGCAGTTCCTGCTTGGGCGAGACGAACGTGATGGCGTCGCGGTGCCACACCATGTTCTGGGTGTAGGTCGTGTTCGCGGCGCCGGACGTGATCGTGATCGCCGCGTTGTCGGCCGGGCGCGCGGTCACGTTCTGGTACGCGCCGCCGGCGATGATGGCAGGGCTGCATACAATGGTCAGATTGCCGGAACCGTCCGACGACGCGTCGGCCGTCACAAGGAACGATTGCAATATGCCGGTGGATGCTTTGGTCTCCGGGTTGACCGAGTACACGCCTGCGATCGTGAAGGTGTCGCCCTTGTTAAGGCGCTGCGCTGCAGCGGCCGTCCAGCCGTCGGTGATGAGGTTCGTCGTTGCCGCATAGGGGTTATCGGTCGAGCCGACGTTCATAGTGCCCTGGTTCGCGCCGTTGACCAATGGAGTGCCACCCAACGCGCCGACCGTATGCGAGGGCACGTTCTGGCTCATAGCGATGTCCAGGCCGGCGCCGGTCTTGATGACGCCAGTCTTGTACTGCTCGGCCAGCACGCCCTGGTTGTTGAACAGGCCGGACAGGCCGGCCACGATAGTGGCGTTAGCGCCCGGCTCGATGGCGGCCATGCGCTTACCGTCGCGCGGCACGCTCATACGGTCCAGCGGAACGCCGGCCTGCAGCAGGTCGGCGAAGGTGGCCGGCGGCGTGCCGGGTGTGCCGACGATCTGGTGCGTGCCGTTCTTCAGCAAGCTGCCGATACGATAGTCGAGCAGCGCACCCAGCTTCAGCCCGGCCGGCTCCAGGTAGCGTTCCTTGAACACCTTGTTGACCTTGCCGTCGCTGCCGATCGACGTGGCTAGTTCGGTCGAGCCAACGGCGAAGTCCAGACCCAGTAGCGGCTGCAGGGTGACGGGCACAGTACGCTCGGTGATGTCCTGCACGACGGCCGTTTCGCCATCGCGGTGCATGAACTGGACTGGAGCGCGGGCATTTACGGTCTGGCCGGGCTTCAGGTCCTTCTCCCATGCGTCCTTGAAGTCGGAGTTCATGTTGCCCAGGAAGGCGCTCTTGTTGTGCGCGATGCGCAGGACTTCGTTCGTGATGATCTGCGAAGTTTGGTATGCATTTGCCATTAATGGCTCCTATTTATCGTTGCGCCAGTTCCTGGGCGTTCGCCCAGGCGATGTAGGCCTTGGTGTTGGATGGATCCGGCATGCCGTTGGGCACGCCGCCGCCGCGCGCCGGTTCGAGCGGTGCGGGCGCGTTGCTGGGTTGCGGCTTGGCTTTCGCCTTCTCGGCTACGAGCTTCTGCTCGAGCTTTGCGATGGCGCGACCGGCTTGCACGGCGCCCATCTTCGAAATGCTGGCGGCTTCTTCCGCGTTGTCGGGGTCGGCCAGGTATTCGATGACGCCTTTCGGGTCGTCGGCGTGGAAGATCGCATCGGTGGCGGCCGTAGGCGCGCCGCGGCGATCGACGAGGCCACCGAGGGCATCGTCCAGGTCGGCGGACAGGGCGTCGAACTTCTCCTGGCCCCATTCCTTCGCGAGCGACGTGACGACCCCATGGCGACGCTCGAACTCGGCCTGCTGATCACGCATCGTCGGTGCAAGCTGCTGGGCTTGCTCTGCGATTTGCTTTTTCAGCTCGGCACGAGTCAGCGTCACGGGCTCGTCATCATCGTCCGCGTGGCTGGGTTGCTGCTGTTGCTGCTGTTGACGTGCCGGAACTGCACCGGCAGCCTCCAGTTCGTATCTCCGGCGCGTCAGGTTGTCGACGCGGCGACGCAGGCGTTCGATCTCGCGCTGCTCGGGCGTCTTTTCCTTCTTCGGTTCCGCTGCCGGTTCGTTGCCGTCGCCCGCGTTGGCCGTGCCGCCGGCAGTGCCGTCGCCCAGGTTGGGCTGGTCGATGTGGTCGGCACCGTTATTTGCGGTGTCGCCTGCCGCGGCGGGGCTGCCGCCAGTTGGCAATGCGCTGTCGTTGACGTTCAAGGTCATGCTCCTTCAGGTTGGTCAGGCAAAGAAAAACCCGCGCTCGGCGGGTTCAGGGTTGGCTGCTGGGCAGCGGAATCGTCCGGCGCGATCGCCGGATCCGGCGGCGCTGGTGGTTCGGGTGGGGCCGGATCCTGCGGCGCGTCGGCGGCCGGTTGCTGGACGATGTCCGGCTGCGGTCGCGAAGCCTCGCCGGGTAGCGGATCCGGATGGCTCAGCATGGTATCGACGGTTTGCGCGACCATCATGCGGATCTCGTCCGGCGTCATCGCGGCGCTGGTGACCTGCAGGCGCTTGGTCTCGGCCTCGTACGCCTTGATGTCCAGTTCGCGCGCTCTGGCGTCCAGCTCGGCGCTCTTGTCGCGCAGCGCCTGCTCGGCCTGGTCGGCGTCAGCTTGCGCGTCATGCGCATGCTGGATCGCTTCCTTCAGGGCGGCTTGCGCCTGCTGGACCTGCTGCAGCAGGTGCTCTGGCTTCGGCTGCTTGGTCGTGTCCGGGTTGAGGATCGCCTGCACGGCCGGCGGCGCCATGGCCGTCAGCACCTGGGCCAGCTTGTCTGCGTGCGGGATGTCCAGATTCTGTGCCCACAGTGGCGCCACCGCCGGCGTCAGGTTCGGGTTGTTGCGCATTACCTCTCCAAGGGACGTTTGCGCCTGACTGCGCTGCGTGCTGTAGCTCGCGCCGACGACCACGCGGACGTCGTAGGTGCCGACGTTCGGGTTGATACTGACGCCCGCGTCGGTTTGCATGACGGCCTGCTCTTGCTTCGGGTCGACCGTGACGCTGGCGGGTTTCATGTCGATGCCGAGGATCCGCTGCTTCCGCTTCGTGTCGATCAGCTTGCCGGCCATCTGGATGCAGATGCGGCCCACCTGGCCCAGCGAGGCGGCCAGGTGTTGCGGGAAGTGCGCCGTGCTGGCCTCGCCCTGTTCCTTGCGCGCGTCGATCGCCACCCCCGACTGTTCGTTGCTCGGCGCGCCGAGGTTGGCCTGGTACATGCCGATCGTCGCCTCGAGGTCGTGCAACGCTTGCTGAGCGCCTGCAATGTGCATTTGCAGGTTGACTGTTAAGTTCATGCGCTGCGGTGCCGGAATCGGCTGGCCCTGCTCGTCGATGTCGTTGTACGGCAGGTATGCACGGGATTCGAGTGATGCGCGATCCCATAGCGGTTCGAGGCCGCGAATCGCACGTACCGACGCGATCCAGGGCGACTTCGGGGCGGTGCCCATGTGCGCCAACTGTTCGCTCATGTGGTAGTTGTAGGCGCGCTGCGGGTTCATCGCACGGCGCGGAATGCCGCAATAGCGCATGCGCCCATCGACGACGCCCCAGTAGCCGTAGACCGGCACGATGCCGATGTGGTCGGCAGGGTACAGCGCCTCGCTGCCGTCGGCGTTCTTCACCGTATCGAGGATCGCCGCGCCGCTCATCGTGCGCCACTTCACGCACTGGTACTTGTCGCGGTAGCTCCGCAGGAATTGCAGCTGTACGCCGGCCGCCTGGCACGCTGCCCAGTACTCGCCCTCGGATCCAGTTGCCTCCTGGCCGTCCTGGCTGAGCCAGATGACAACGTTGCGCGTCTGCTCTTCCTTGCACCACTGCTCGGCCACGACGATAGACTGGCGCCCGGACTGGCCATCCGTCTGCCGCTGGTCGGTGCCGAAGCTGACCTTCTCGGCCTTGGCACCGTACTTGCGCACGAACTCGCGTTCGCTCAGCGCCGTCAGCAGGTAGCCGAACGTCGCGTCGCTGCCGTCCCGCTGCACGCTCCACGGATCGAACACCACGCGCAGCGGGTCCGCTTCAGCGGAAATTCGTGGTTCCTGGTAGCCCAGGGCGCGGTCGACATACTCCGGCCGCACGATCAGGTAGCCGACGCCCGTGCGTGCTGCGGAGGTCAGCACGGTCTCGTAGTGCGTTGGCGCGCGGCTGGCGTATTCGATATGGCGCAGAATGCCGTCCAGGCTTTCGGACACCTTGATGTCGGCGCCGGATCCAACCGGCACGGTGTGGATCGAAGGCGGCGCCTTGACGACCTGGCCGGCCACGTTGGCGACGTACTGGCCGGTGTGGTCCATCACCAGGCAAGGGCGGGCGCCACCAGGGTCGTTCTCGCGCGAGCGCCGGACGGATTCGTCCCACTGCTGCGGGTTCGACGGGTCGGAGAACTTCAGGTCTTCCTCGATCTGGATGCGCTGCTCGCGCGTTGCCTCGATCGCGTCCTCGTACATCTCCTTCGCCTGCTGGAGGTCATTTGCCATCAGAGTGCCCTTGCGCCGGATGCGGCGGATTTGGTGAAGTCGTAAGCTGCTGGTTTCTTGTCCCGGACCATGAAGCACATCATCAGTGCGTCAGCCATGTTCGGGGACGGGATTTTCTTGGCGCGCATTTCGTCCTTGCTCACCAGCTGGATCATCTTCGAGCCAGCGGTGCGCTTGCGCTGCTGGCGTACCAGCTCGGTCTTTAGCTGCTGCAGGTCCTTGATGCTGCTGGACAGACTGATCATCGTGGCCGGGTCGTGGTACTGGCCCTTGACCACGGCCTCATAGGTGCGGCGGAATCGGTCCGCCAGCAACCACCAGCCCATCGCGCGCAGATTGCGGAACACGTCCTCGTTCTTGCGGTCCTTCTCGTACAGCCCCGGCCAGGGCGAGTCGCCGGCGCCGAAGCCCTGCACGTCGATGTCACGGCCAGCGATGCGCTCCTTCAGGCCCACCTTCACGCCGGCGCCGACGCCGATGCTGTCGTAGACGATGATGTTCGCCCGGTAATCGAACGCGTCGTCGAAAGTGCGCGTGATCGCGTCGTCGATGTCGCCGTTCGTCCAGCGCTTCACGTCCTCGACGAACATGCCGTAGCGTTTGGCCAGGCCCTTTGCGTCGGTGCCGCTATCAGCCGGGTCGAAGCCGACGACGCGGTCGCCGCGCGGCGTGTAGTTCAGCCGGGTGTGCGCATCGATGGCTGCGTCGATCCACTCGGGCTCGATCACCGAATCCTCGTAGTCGGCGTTGCATTCGCCTTCCCACACGTGCAGGTACTTCTTGAAGTTCGACGCCTTGTCGCGCTCCATCTCTACGCGCAGCACGTCGGGGAAGCGCGGGTTGTCGCGGTACGAGACCTTGCGAACGTAGGTGTAGTCGTCCTCGTAGATGCCAGGCCGGCCGGCGGCGATCTCGGCGTTGATGTGGTCGATGTACGGCAGCACGAAACGCTGGTAGGTCGGTGCGTCCGGCTCGTTCGGGTTGAAGCTGATCCAGATTTCGGAGTCCGCTTCGCGAATGGTCGGCACCAGCACCTTCCAGCTGTTTTCGCTGACGTTTTCCGCTTCCTCGACCCACACGATGTTGTAGCCGAACTTCGACTTGATTGACGTGATGTTGCGCGCCAGGCCGACGAACTTCGCGCACGAGCCATTGCGGCCGTAGATGCCGTCGTTCTGGATGTCGAAGAAGTCGCCCAGGCCCAGCTTCTCGATCTTCGCCTCGAGCACGGCCTTGCTGGATTCTTCGATCGAGTTCTGAAACTCGCGCGCGCACAGCAGCTTCGTGCCGTACTGCCACATCATCCACACCAGGATCTCGGCGATTTCCTCAGTCTTGGCGCCGCCCCGGCCGCCGAACGGAACCTTGACGCGCTTCGGGTACAGCAGGAACTCGAAGGCCTCGAACAGCTCGATCTCCAGCGGTTGCTCGAGCAGGTCCGTCACGCCGGCCTCACGATCTTGAAGACGGTG